GATTTTTAACTAACCCTATCAGATACTCAAAAGACTTACAGACTATGAGTTCATACTTGTATGACAATTCTGCTCACTATAGAAGACTAGTAAACTATTTCGCAAAAATGGCTACTCTAGATTTCTATCTTGAAGCGTATGGGTTAGATACATCAAAAAATATTAATGCGAAATCATTAAGAAATTCTTACACAAAAGCAGTGGATTATGTTGAACTTATCAACATTAAACATGAGTTTGGTAAGGCTTTAGTGTCTGCTTGGAAGCTTGGCACATTTTATGGCTTTGAATTATCTAGTAAAGATACTTATTTCATCATGGAGTTGCCATATGACTTCTGCCAAATTAGTGGAATTATTGATGGTGTATTAACTTTTAATTTTGACGTAAGTTATTTTGATAAGAACCCAAGACAATTAGATTTGTTCCCTAAAGAGTTCAAATCAATGTACAATTCTTTCAAAAAAGGTAGCAAACCAAAGTGGCAAGAAGTTGACCCTTCTAAATCAGTTTGTATAAAAATCAATACTGATTCATACTATGATTTACCTCCATTCGCAGGAGTTTTCGCAGATATTTTTGACATTGAAGATTACAAGTCTTTAAGAAAAATGTCTACTGTTCTAGGAAACTATAAATTTATTGTTGAGAAGATTCCTTTAAGACAAAATTCTGAAAAGAATAATGATTTCTTAGTTGACCTTAAAACAGTTGGTATGTTCCACAATAAGACAGCTAATCTATTACCAGACGAAGTTGGTATATTCAGTACACCTTTTGAAATAGATACAGTCGAGTTTAGTAAAGATAAATCTGAAAGAGATGGAGTTATCGAAGCTGAAAGAGATTTCTATTCTAGTAGTGGTACAAGCCAATTACTATTCAATGGTAGTAAGTCAACACAAGCAAACTTAAATAAGTCTATTAATGTTGACGAAGCTGAAGTGTTTTTTGTGTTAAGACAAATCGAAAGAATTATTAGCAACAAATTAGCTAATGCAGTTAAAGGACAATTCAAGTTTAGAGTTAGAATCCTTGACAATACAATATTCAATCGAAAAGACAATACAGACACACTATTACAAAACGCACAATATGGTTTACCTGTTAAATCAATGTTGGGTGCTTCATTGGGTCTTACTCCTAGTTCTTTAGTATCTATGAACTATCTGGAAAATGAAGTTCTAGGATTAGCAGATAGCTTTATTCCTCTTTCAAGTTCTCACACTCAATCACAAGGTTCTGGTGGTGCTAATGGCTTAGGCAGTGATGGTAGACCACAAAAGCAAGGTGATTTAACTCCGAGTGGCGAAGCTACACAAGCAAGTGGGAGTAATGATACTAGACAATAGAAAGGGGTGAGAACATAGAATGAAGGTGAATACTAAAATTCCAGTTCGCTTTGAGAATGTAGAGAACTATGATTCTCGCTTTCAAAAAGTAAAAATTTGGCTTATGCATTTAGGCAAAAACTACAATAGAAGTGTCTTTGACAAAGATATTGTAGAGCAAGCATTTGATTCTTTAAAGAACACTCCAATTTTAGGATACATTGAAGAAAGTAAATTTGGAGATAAGGACTTTAGAGGTCATGAAATGGAGTTAGTAGTAGAAGATGGAGAAATCAAAGCTAAATACATTGGACAAGCATTTGGTGTAATTCCAGAAAACTGTAACCCTCGATTTGAACAAAAGGAAGGAGATACAGGTGAACTATTAGATTATCTAGTAGTTGATGGTCTTTTGTGGACTAAGTTTGATGACGCTATTTCTATTCTTAATGAGAATGGAGAAGTAAATCAAAGTATGGAATTGCATGATGAATATGATGGTTCATGGGATGAACAAGGTTATTTCCATTTCTCTAAATTTAAGTTTTATGGAGCATGTATGCTTGGACAAGATGTACTTCCTGCCATGCAGAAAGCTTCAGTTGAGAAAGTCTTTTCTACTAATGTAATACAAGATGAAATTACTAGAAAACTAGAAGAATTTAGTCAACTAGTTAATCAAAATAATTTCAAGGAGGTGGAACATGTGACACTAGAAGAATTACTAGCTAAGTATAGCTTAACAGTGGAAGCTTTAGCAGAAAAAGGAATCAATGTTGAAGAATATTCAGTTGAGGACTTAGAAGCTAAAATTCAAGAGTTTTCTACAGAAGACAATCAAGAAGATGGTCAAGTAGAAGATGGTGAAGTTGTTTCTACTGAAATGGGTAAAGAAGATGGTGAAGAAGATGAAGGTTCTGAAGAAGGTCAAGAAGACAATTCTGATGAAACTGAATTCTCAAAAGAAGATGGTCAAGAAGATAGTACAGTTGTAGAAGATAGTACACCAGAGAAATTCCAATTAAATTTCGAATTATCTCATGATGACATTCGCTCTAAAATGTATGAAACTCTTGACACTACAATCAACCAAGCCAATAGCACAGAAGATTGGTATTATATTGTTTCTATTTATGAATCATATATAGTTGCTGAAAATGGTTGGGGCGATAAGTTCTACATGGTAGATTACACTAAAGATGGTGACAACATCACTTTAGGAAGTGTTTCAGAGGTATTTGCTATGTTCCTTACTAAAGAGGAAAAAGGCGCACTAGAATTAATGCGTAGCAACTTTGAAGCATATGAGAAAGAAAACCAAGAACTTAAAGAGTTCAAGGCTACTGTTGAGAAACAAAGCCACGAAGCAGAAGCAGAAGAATTATTCGCTCAATTTGGCAAATTATCAAATGATGATTTAGCTGAAATCAGAGAGAATGTTCATAATTTCTCAATTTCTGAAATTGAATCTAAACTTTATGAATTAATTGGAAGAAAAACTGCTCAATTTAGTAGAGAGCCAAAATCTCCAAGTCTTAAAGTAGGTTTAGAGCCACAAGAAAGAACAAGCACAGTAGATAGCTTGTTCAGTAAGCATGGTATTAGAAAATAATACAATAAAAAATTTTAATTTCTTTAAAGGAGGAATTTAATCATGGCAGTTACACGCTTAGATAAAATTGCAGGGATTCACTTAGAATCAATCAAAGCACCAGAAGTATTAAAGAATGGTTACTTCTTACAATTAGGTGGACTAGTTGCAGGAGAATCAGAATTAAGAGTAGCTACAAAACCAACTGATGTTACTAAAGGTGACATTGTGTTACACGCTACACCAGAGGTTATGGCTGACCCAAGACAAGCAGGTCTTAAACACTTCCAAGTTGAAGCAGGAGATGAAGGTAGAGGATATCGTTTAATCGTAGGTGACATTTTCACTTTAACTCAAGACTTATTCTCAAGCTTACCAGTAGTTGGAGAGCATGTTGCACCTCAAAATGGTAGCTTCTTACTTGAAACTGCAATTGGTACTGAATCTTTAATCTTAAATGTAATTCAAGAAACTACTTTAGGTTTTGACGCTGATAAAGCATTTGTTTTACAAGTTATTAAAGCTTAATAAAGTACTGACAATAATAAATAAATAACAAAATTTAGAATTGTTATAAGGAGGAATTTAGCATGAATGAGATTGCAAAATTAGCAATTGATGTATATAAGAATCAAGGAGATGTAACTAAATACTCTCGTTCTGAACAAATGGATGTTTTACGCAAAGAATTAATCGAAGCAAATGGTGGTTCTGACAAGTTAACTCCGAAATCATTCAGAAACAACCCTCAACTTTTCGCTATCATTGAAGAAGCGTTAGATGTATTAGTTGAAGAAGGGTTAAAAGGTCAATTTGACCAATTCGTAGAAACTGTAGTGTTAGAACATGGTGACGCTAAAGTATTCACAATCAAAGAAAATCGTTTATTTGACGTAGCACTTATCAGTGATGGTAATGGCGACCTAAGAAAAGATAGATTAGATAGTGGAGAACTTACTATCAAAACTCATATCTATGGGGTAGCAGTTTACGAAGAATTATCTCGTTTACTTGCAGGGCGTGTTGATTTCGCAGAGTTAGTTGACAATGTTGCTAAATCTTACGAAAACAAAATCCAAAATGATATCTACAATGCAGTGTACAACAGCTTTAATACATTATCTGCTACTTATGGAGTTTCTGGCTCTTATGACGAAGCACAATTAGATGAATTAATTGCTCATGTTGAAGCTTCAACTGGAATGGACGCTATGATTTTAGGTACTAAATCAGCTTTAGCTAAAGTTGTACATGCTAGAGAATCACAAGCTATGCTAGAAAAACATAACCAATTTGGTTTCTATGGTAATTTTCATGGCACTGAAATGATGGTTATTAAAAATGCTCATAAAGTAGGTTCTGAAGCTTGGGCAATCGACAATAACTTCTTATTAGTTGTTCCAAAATCTCCAGACAAATTCGTTAAATTAGTTATCGAAGGAGATTCTATGATTGTTGAAGGTGATGGAAGCAATCGTAAAGATTTCCAAAGAGATTACACTTTCATCAAGAAAGCAGGAGTAGCTGTATTATCAGCTTCTAAATTTGGTATCTACAGAATGGCATAATTTACTTGGGTTGAAGATTAATTTCTTCAACCCATTTTAATTTGATTTAGGAGAGAAAAAGGAGAGGTTATTATGAACAAAAAAGATTTAGTTTCAGCTATTTTATCAATCGAAGCTATTGATACAAAAGCAAATCTTATGTCTAAGACAAATAAGGAATTAGAGCAAATCCTACAAGGATTACAAGAAACTTCAGAACCACAAGCTACTACAGAAGTTACGCCACAACCAGAAGTAGATATGCAAGCTATGTTGGAGAAAATGATGGCAGAGAAATTAGCAGAATTAAAAGAGCAAGCTAGAAAAGAGATTCAAGATGAAATCAAATCAGCACCAGAAGATGTTGAGGTAAAACCACAATCTACACCTATCAAGAAAAAAGAAATTGATAGATTTGAACCAATTCCAGTAATGAATGTTTGTAATGGTAAACTTGTTTATTCATCAAAGAAAACAGGTGCTACTTGGGTATGGGGAGAATATGGTGATGTTGAATATGTTGAGTTCCAAGAATTACTTACTATGCGTAGTGGTCAAAAGCGTTTCTTAGATGACCCATTCCTATTAATTTTAGATGAAGATGTTGTTCACTACTTAGGTCTAAACAAAATGTATGATAATCTAGTTGATTTAGATTCTCTTGATAATATCTTTAAAATGAATAATAAAGATTTCCAAGAAGTTATCGAAAAATCACCAAAAGGTATTATTCATTCAATCGTTACTAGAGCAAAACAAAAGGTTGCTGATGGTACATTAGATTCTATGTGGAAGGTAAACTATCTGAATAATAAGTTCAATACTGATATTGGTCAAAGGGGGTAATATAAATGTCTACACCCTTAACTGAAGTTTATGACTTCTTTCTTTCTAAGGTAACTGATTATTCATTTATTAAATTAAATGAAGATGGTGACTTAGATGATATCCTTTACAACCATTTAAGAAGTGCAATCGTGAGATTCACTAACTGTAACAAAGTTTTAACAGTAGATGAAATTACCAAATCATTCAATGTTGATTTGACTTTAACAGAGAAGGAAATTCTCTCAACAATCATGGTGTCTAGCTATGTGAGTGGAAAGATTCTAACTGTTAAAAATATGGAGCAAATGTTAAGCGAAAGAGAATATAGAAATTATTCACAAGCTAATCACCTAAAAGAAATGTTATCACTTAAAGCAAGCATACAGTCAGATATAAATGACTTATTAAATAGTTATTCATTAAGCTTTGGCTTAGATGGGTTAGACTAATGAATACTATAGTTGGCACTATTGATAACAAACAGGTGATTTCATATTTAGAAAAGCTTACAAATAGAGTATTTAAAGTTATACCAATGAGTGAAGAAAAAAGCACTACACTAGAAAAGTATGTTGATTCTATTGTCAGAGAATTGTTTGGAAACTCTCAAATTGTATTCAGAGATGAACTATTAGCGATAGTAGGCACACTTAAAGGACTAGATTATGATAATCATAGAAATTTAAGAAGCGATATTTTTAAAGTTATAGAGATAATTAGTAGAACGAAAGATAGAGTTGTATAGTTATGGATTTAACTAAATACAAAAGAAGATTAGGGGCAACTTCAGTGAGTGAAGCTTTCATTAATGACACTATCGCTATCATTAATGCAGACTTTACTAATGCACCATCATACAGAGTAATCAAGTTAAATGGTGTTGATGAAGATTGTACATTTAATCTTACTAAAGAATCTAATAAGCGTGAAATATTGCTTAGACCTAGAAAGACAATTGAGAAAGGTATGTATGTCCTGTTAGATACTGACATTTATATCGTTACAGAATGTGTACCAAATGAAATTTATCCAAAAGCTGAAATTGTGTTGTGCAATAACACTTTAAGGTGGAGAGATACTTTAAATGTACTTAAACAGTATAGCTGTATCATAAAGGGTGATAGCATTAGCATTAATGGTGATGTTACAGGAGATAAAAGACTTGTAATGGATTCAATGGCTGAATTAAAAATCGTTGTACCATACAATGATGAAACTAAAACTATTGAGCCTACTCAACGATTTGTCTTTGATGGACAAGCGTTTGATGTAACAAGCATAGATAGAATTACTGATGTGTATAAAGATAAAGGTCTTATTACACTAACTGTTAAGGCAACTGCTAAAACAGATACAGATGATGTTGCTACAGGTGTAGCAGACGATTCTGGAAATTCTAATTGGGGAGGTGGATGGTAATGGATTTAACTAGATTGTCTTCTAACTTAATTAATATTATTGACGAAGTTTTGAAGAATCGAGAATTGGTCAATCTAATTGGCTACAATGGTAATTTCCCAATACTACCACCAAATACACCAATTGACCCTAAAGATATTGCTCCTAAAGGTATAAATGAAAAGATATTTCCTTATCCATTTGACATAGCATACGAAGGTGATGTTAGTACACAATTACACATTTATTATCCAAATTTTCAATTCAAGAATAATGGATACGCCAATGAGATAATTCTCATTTTTGATGTTGTTGTACACAAAAGTATTTGGTTAATGATGGATAACTCTAAAAAGGTTATTAGACCATACCAAATAGTTAACCAACTCGTAAATACTTTCAAAGGTAAGCGAATAGGTCAATTAGGAGAAATTCACTTTATAGATGGTTCACACACATTAATCAACAGTCAATTCGAAGGAATTAGATTAGTTGCTAAATTCACAGAGTTTTAAGAGGTGAATGCCTATGGAACAGATGGATTTAAAACTTAGATTATTTGGTGGAGAATCACTAATGGCAGAAGGTTATGGAAACATAAAACCACTGACAGTAAGACAGATTGTAAGATATGGATACATGGACTACATGAAGTCTTTAAATTTACTCTGTGTAGATAAGAAGGATTTACTTAATGATAGTGGAGGTATTGATGAACAAGAATTAGCAGAGATTAGTTCATTAGACCTTATTATAGCATTTGGTGGAGAAGAACTTGAATCTGAATTTGAAAAGGCGTTAGCTTTTTTCTTAGGTGGAGAAACAATTCTTGATAAAGAAGAAGTGGCTGTATATGTCAAATTAAGCGATACAGAAGTTAGAAAAGTTGATGGGAAGAACTTTGATAATATAGTTGAGGTTCTTAAATGGCACAACTATATTAATAACTTTGAAGACAAGAAAATTGATGAAGCACCTATGGATGAAAGAACTCGTAAATTCAAAGAGAGATTGAAGAAACTTCAAAAGCAGAGAGATGAAATCAAGAAGAAGAAAAGTCAAGAAGATGAAGATAGTAGTGACTTAGATTTTTACGATATCATTTCCTCAATTTCATCAAAATCACATAGTATCAATGAGTTAAATGTAATGGATTTAACAGTGTATCAAGTCTACAGCAAGTTCAAGAGAATGGAAGTTATAGACCAATATGATATCAGTATTAAATCAATTCTAGCAGGAGCAAAAGATATAAAATTAAAGCATTGGTCATCTAAAACTGACTAATCTTTGATAATAAAAATGTGTAAAAATAAATTTTACAATCATAAAGGAGAGATGTTTCATGGCACGATTTGGTGTTAAAGAAGTTGCTGATGTAACTTTCTACAATTTATTAACTGGAAAACCAGAATTATTCTTAGACACTCTAAAGCTATCAAACTTAGAGAACAACGCTGAAACTTCATACGCTTCTGGTGGACAATCTTCACCAAGATTAGTAGGTTGGGATTTTAATAGAACTGCTACATTCAATGTACAAGACGCATTATTAAACCCTAAAGCAATCGCAATGCAAGTTGGTACTCAATTAGAGAAAAAAATTGAGAAAATTAGAAAGCGTGAATTATTAGTTACTACTGATGATGGTAGCACTAACAGTCAAGTAACTCTTGCTCAAACTCCTGCTACTGGAACTGAAATTTACATGTTCCAAACTGCTGATGGTTATGAGCATACTTCAGAAATCACTAAAGCACAAATGACTGTAACTTCTAAAACAATCAAAGTACCTTCTGCTACTTTACCAGTTGGTTCTAAAGTTTTAGTTTACTACCAATTTGAAACTGCAACTGACGCTGAAGTAATCACAATCACTTCTAACAACTTTGGTGGATACTACATGGTTACAGGTGATACAATGTGGAGAAACGAAGCTAATTCTCAAGATGAAATGGTACAAATTGTAATTCCAAAAGCGAAGATTTCTTCTCAATTCACAATTACAATGCAACCAACAGGTGACCCATCTGTATTCGACTTTAACTTAGATGTGTTTAAAGACCCTAACAGCACAGACATGGTTAAATTCATTCGTTACGAATAATTTACTAAAGCCAAATAAAGTAAATAAAACGTACTAGAATCACTATTAATGGTGAGGGAGATTATAT